TTTAATGTGCCAACGGACACGATTTTTCTTTTTTGCCGTCTCCGCTTGTAACCGCAAGGCGACGGCGAGGCTACGGGCTTTCAGGGCATTTGCTTTTTTTGATACCGGGACGCCGTAGCTAGTCCATCTTAGCCGTCAGGCTAGTGTCCTAATTACTACGCAAGCCGCCCCAGTTATCAACACTTTATAACTCTATTATATTCTTTTTAATACCTGTGTCAAGTCTAGTTATTCACAACCAGCCGTGAATAGAAATAACCGCCGGCAGGCGTTATTATATAACCATGTAATTATATAATTATATCAGATTAGTTAATTCTATAGTTATTTATTACTTTATAATTATACACAATAACCAGACTATAATATATTGAAGAGGTACCGACGGGGTTAATCCTTCCCTTCCCTTCCGTTCCGTTATCTTCCGTTACGTTACGTGTTAATTTAATTATATTATATTACATATAATTTATCCGGTTATAGATTTTGACATACGGATAGTTTTTTTTAAGAAAAGGAAAAGGTGGGGGCAGTCCCCTCTAAATTGGCAAAGACTCTTGAATTTCTGATTTATTTATCAAGGATTTATCAACTTTCTTATCAATTTTCTTCCTTATTCCACATTTTGTACATAGTTCGCCGACAATAACTTTATCATCTTCAACTACTATTTGTTTTGTATGTCCTGTATATTTTCCGTTTACTATACATGGAATTACTTTTACCTGATAATAAGCCATAATTAAAATAATTAAAATATAATATCCAGGAAGGCGGAGCCAGAAGGAAAGTTCCCCTGCGCTTTTCTTTTCTAAAATCGGGGGCTGTGGATAACTTCTATTGACTACATTGTGCGACACAGTGTAGTATTGGTAATGAGCTCTCAAACTGACTTAATGCCTTCTGTGATTATATCCAGTATAGGCGTCGCCGTCGGATTGAGTCTCCTGACTTTTAACAAAAGAAAAGAGCTCGCAAGGCAGTCAGGATTTAACCCCTGCACCTTGCTAGGCTTTTTAGCTAAAACAAAAACCTTCCTTGCTTGGGGGGTTTTTGTTTTTAACTTAGATAAGCCATGTGGGCCGCTAGGGAGTCGAACCCTAGACAATGTACATTGTACCCTTTCAAACCAGTAGGCCCTGAGAGGTGAAGACTATATCTTCACCATTTTCATTTTAGCAAAATAAAAATTTGAGTCAATAGGGACTTGTCAACAATGTCGTACAATTTTTAATTGACAAGACAATTTTTTGAATATATTTTAAGATATATGACCGTTGATGAACTAAGTGAACACGAAGAAGAAATAAAAGAGTTTTGGCTTGAGAACAGGGACTTAAAAAAAGTCGCCGAACATTTTGGTTTTGCCTGGGGTGGAAAAGAATGGATGTGGTTGGTTAGCCATTATAGAACTTGGAGAAACGAAATTATTGAGGAAGAAGCAACCCAAAGGGCCAGCACTCTTACCGACGAAGAAGCAAATAGGCTTTTGGAACTGAGCCGCAAGAGGGCGATTATTATGTTAAGCGAAATACTAAAGCACTACGAAGAAAACCCAAGACAACTAAAGAATGTTGACATTAAAGAAGTTTCTCGTCTTTATAGCATAATTAAATCCGCCGAGGAACAGGCTAAAAGAACAGAAATAGCTCTTCACAAAGAAAAAAGAGAAACGGTTAAAGATTTTTTGCCATATCAGCGTCTTACCCCCGAACAACTAGAAGTGTTAAAACAAAAACTCGGAAATGGAATTAACCAACTTATACAACCAAAATCCGAATCCACGTGAGCTTAATAGTTTTCTTTTGGCTTTGGGAGAGAATGACCCAGTATTTTTTGCTAAATATTTTCTTGGGCTTCAGCTTAATGATTTTCAAATAAGATATTTAGGGGCTAGCGTAAAAGAGAAACAGCTTTTATTGATTACTTCTAATCAGTGCGGTAAAACCGTTGGTCTTGCTATTGAACATATCTGGACAAATTTCTATAAAAGAGGTCTTACTGGTGACCCGGAACTAATTGAAAAAACATATTATCAAACTCTTAATATTTCTCCGGTAAGTCGCCAAGCAAAAGAAGCCTTCCGCTATGTTGATGAAATACTTCATTCGTCGTTTAGCTGGGAAAATAATGGTAAACGTCAGGTTAACAACTGTTTGATTGAATGGTTTTGGGCTGGGAAGAACGAAACATTGGGCAGGATTGATTTTTCTAATAATTCGGCGATGTTTTGTTTATCAACAGGCGAGGACCAAGGCGCTGGTTTACAGGGAGCGCAATTCGGCTTAATAACATACGATGAGTGTAATCAAAGCCACCATCTTCAGGAAGAGTTGCCAGCAAGAGTCTTTTCAAGATGTTCAAAATTGTCGGCGCCGATTCATTTATGCGGAACACCTGATGAGATGGCGAAGTCTCAGCAATACTGGTTCCATCTTTACAACGAAGCAAAAAATCATATAATTAGGGGGACAAAGGGAACTTGGTTTTTGGTTGAGGGAATTTATGATGAAAATAAGTTTATTCCAGAAGAAATAAGAGAAGAATACAAAAAGCGTTTGCTTAGTATATCTCCTACGAAGTATAATCAGGTTATATTAGGAAAATTTGTTGCTTCAGAAAAAAGGATGTTTCCGCCAGAGGTTATTGAAGGAATTTGGAATGGAAGACAAGAACCGTCATCTCCTAAACCAGATAGACAATACGCAATTTCCGTAGATTGGGGTGTTGCCGAGGGAGGAGACGAAACAGTTATGTTGGTGGCTGATGTTACTGACCCACTGAACGCTGAAATAGTTAATCATTATTCTAGAACCGGCGGCGACCCAGTTGAATTGATGGCTATGGTATCTTTTTTGCGGCAGGAGTATAATGATGCTGACTGTATCCTTGATACCGCTTCTATGGGTGGAGAAATGTTTAGAAAGATGCTATCTGCCCTAAAACCAATATCCTTTGGGGCAGAACACAAGACCAATGCTCTTATTTATACCCAAATGAGATTACGTAATAATATAAGAAAAGATATGTCATTGACGGAATTATCAAGCGCTGGTAAAATTAAATCGTATTATCTTCCAAAGCTGGAAGAACAGCTTTCATCGTATAGGGTAGAAGATTCTAAAATACAGCAAGACTGGGTTATGGCTCTTATTCAGCTTGTGTGGTATCTTGATAAATACAAAAAACAGAATGTAATTGAGGCCTATCCCCTCCGATTATATTAAATGCCAATCTATAATCCGTTAGTTCAAAAAGACCTTGATGAGAATCAGCTCAATCAGTTTGTAATTGAGCAAACAACCTATCTTGAAAATGATTACTGGGACAGGGTTAATGGAGTAAATAATTCTGTCGGGACTGGCAAGAAGATAGCTGGTTATGATACTTTAAGGAAGTTTTTTGAGGGCGACCATTGGTCATTCCTGAAAGAAGACGGGACTCCAATTAGGGTTTATAATTATTGCCGAACAACGGTTAATAACTATGTTTCGTTTATGGCCAATGAGCCGCCAGAAGACGATGTTCCCCCCAGAGATTCAAAGGATGATATTGAGGTAGCAAGAGCAGAAGAGGTTGAAAGATTACTTTCTACCATTAAGGAGGATAACCAATTCCCAATTCAATTTGCTGAAGCTGTTCAGAATCAATCGCTTTTGGGCGACTGTTTTATTTTTGGTCCATACGTTGAATGGGTTGTGGTTAATGGAAAGAAAAAACCTAGAATTAGATTTAAGAACCTTAAAAGGGTTGAAAATGTAAGAATTCTTTGGTCGGATGAAGATTTTAATGAGTATGAAGGATTTATTTTGTATTATAGGGTTTCTGTTAAGCAGGCGGAAAAGATTTATGCCGAGCAGATGAAGAAGAGAGGAATATCACACCTTTCTAGTGATGAGCCAACCAAATACCAAAAGCCAACCCAATATCCTATGCTTACTGTTAAGATTTATTGGGATGATACCTATATGCTGGCGACAATTAACGATAGGCCTATTGACTTTGTTAAACATAATTGGGGATTTGTTCCAGGTATCTTTGTAAAAAACCTTCCACATCCAACACGCCCTTGGGGTGTTTCAGATATTGAAGACATATTAGATGCCCAAGTTGAATATAACGAAACCGCCTGTGAGACAAGGGGTAAAATTAAGCAGGTTGCCATTCCCCATGTGTTCTATTCTGGAGAGGGGGCACCCATACAGTACAATGCTGGTAATGCACAGATGATTAAAATAGGGCCAGAGGACAAAATTTATCCAGACCCAATGGGACAATCAACGGCTCCGTTTGATACTTATCTTGCTTCAAGAAAAGAGGACATTCATCAGCTTTCAATGATTTCAGAGATATTTTATGGTGGTGCAATGACCGCTAGGGCTACCGGTAGAGCGTTATCTGTTTTAATGCAGGGGGTGAATAACAAGGTTAAGATGAAGCAACAATATTGGGAGGTTGCCCTCAAGAAACTTAATGCTAACATTTTACGATTGATTGAGCTTTATGTTCCAAACGGCAAGAAGTTAATTCAGGGATACTATGTTACCGATGTCTTCTTCCCATCAATTTTAATCAGGAATGTTACGGAAGAAATAAACAAATTCAATATGAAATTACAATCACAATATACTACAATGAAGAATCTTGGTATTCCTTCTCCAAAAGAGGAGCAGAAGCTTATGAAAAGAGAGTGGAATGATATTGATTTGGCGATAGAAATTTCTAGAAGCCCACAGTTAAGAATGCAGCTCCAACAGTTAATCCAGCAACAGATTGAAGCAATTGGAGGAAAACCTCCAACACAAAATCCACAGCTAACAGAGGGCGAAGGTGGAGCTGGGATAACCGAAGAAGAATCGTTACCAATGTCAACACCTGGAATGCCGCAACAGGCTCCAATTAGTGGAGCTGGTGCGATAAGCCAGAGAGCATATCGTGGCCGTTGAGAGAACAAAAGAATTTGTAATAGATTTAGGAAAAATTGTTCAAGATCGTCTTGATAGTTTTTATAATTCAAGAAAGTCTATTCGAGCAAGACAGGAGTCTGATTTTCAAAGAAGAATAGTTGACGAAGATTTGTCTTACCAACAGCAACTTGATTATAGAAAACTACAACTAGAAGAAGAAATGTCAAAGGAATATCCAGATGAGGATTATGTAGATTATCTCAAAACAAGTATAAGCAATCTTAAAAATCTGGTAAGGCAAAGAAAATACAGGGACCAGTATAATGCTTTGCTGGACGAAATGGTTTCTGGGAGTAAGGGGTTAACAGACCAGATTCAATGGTTGGAGCAGCAACTTCAAAGCAATGATTGGTCTCAAGAAATAAAAGACCAGATTCGGGAGAGTTTACAATCAGCGAAACAGAGAAAGATGGAAGTAGATAATAAAATAATTCAGGACCAAATTGATTTTTATCAAAAAGACAAAACAATGGATTCTTTAAATAAGGCCTATGCTCTTGCCCAAGAAGGACTATCAAAAGCAACACTTTCTAACAATGAAGACTTAATTAATCAATATAAGTTAACGATTCAAGCCATAAACAAACAAAAAGCTGAAGCTGGAATAGAAGATAAGGTTAATATACTTGTTGGTCAGATTGTGAGTAGAGATAGGTCCAACAACTCGTTGTATAAAATTGATTCTATTTCTTCTTATGCCAATTCTGCATTTGATAGTATTCCTGTAACAGTTAATGGCAAGAAATATGCGTCGGAGAGGGATTTTTGGAATCAAACCCTTGGTTCGTATATTCAGAATGATTTTGTTGATGAATTTGTAAATGAGGAAAAGAATAAATTTTTGTCAGTATATAAGCAAACTGGATTTATTCCACCTTCTGTAGTTCAGACAATAGTTAGCAAT